CTGGTCGCATGGACCTGATCGTAGACGATGGATACTTCATCTGTCCTATGGATCATAAGACAATGGGTGCTTTTCGCGGCGATCCTGGGATGCAATTTGAAACGGAGGAAGGTCCAACAGGGTACATTTATGCACTCTCGAAGATTCTTCCGCAGTTTGTACCAGAGGACCAGCTCTTGAAGCGTGATTGCTCGAAGATTCTGATGAACTTAATTCAGAAGAAACCAGCTTCCACACCGCAAGAACGATTTAAGCGCGTGCCGATTAGGAAGACGTCAGAGCAGCTCGAAGCCTATCGTTACAGGATGCTTGCAACTGTACAGCATCTAATTCTCGATACAGAGAGTTTTGCAGCTAGTTTTCCTCTCTGGCGTAACACAACAGCTTGCACAAACTGGCACATGACAACGTGTGCGTTCAGAGATGTATGCAGACAAGGTTCTAGAGAAGCAGAACAAGCTACTCTCAACAATGGTTTCCTTAAGCTCCCGATATGGAATACGGAGACTGTTCAACCTACAACATTCTAACAAGCAGGAGAGGGAGCATGAGAGTCAGAGAGTTGCTAGAATTACTCAAAGATGAGCCTAAAGAAGCTCTAGTTCTGATAGAGGATGCTGAAAGTTTTGGACTTCGAGCTCTCAGTATTCAAAGACTTCCACTCAAACCTAGTAGGACATCCAAGTATATCGAATCTTGGTTGGAATACTACGGTCAACCAGTGACAATGATTACATCTTGTCCAAAAGGAGTAGAGTTCACATGGGACTAACTAAAACATACGAACCTGTAACAAGTCTGCCGAATTTGCAGATTACCAAGTGTCAGCAGATGCTTGCAAATCATATGCAATGTTGGCGAGCGGGGGATTTTCTTGTCACAATTACTACTGACACGCCGACAGACGAGAATCCGGAGGCACAAACTGTAACGACTTATCAGAAGTGTCGCGCTCATGCTTCCAGTGAGATGACACAAGATGCACAAACAGCCGCAGATGAAGCGGCTCTGGTAGCAGCGCAGGCTGTTGTAGTAGCAGATACCGCACCTGTAGCAACCGCAGCAACTACAGCTACAAAAAAGTAACTCCAAAGGAGCAGGAATCCAATGGGAACACCAAATCCCTTCGTTAACATGGCAGGAGTACGCTCTGAGGATATACACGCCGCAGAGCGCCTCAAAATCGCCATTTTAGGAAAGCCGAAAACTGGAAAGAGTTGGCTTGCTGCTACGGCGCCAGGACCGATCAGATATTATGACTTTGATGATCGTGCCGAGTCGCTGGAAGGAAAGCCAAATTTATACATTCTTTCTAAACCAACCATGCTTCAAGTAGAGACAGATCTCTCAGTAATGAAAGCAAACAAAGCTAAAGGTCTACCTCTACCGGCAACCGTAGTCTTCGATTCTGTAACCTACATGAACCGTGCGATGGAAGAGGAGATTTTTCGGCAAGACTCTAAACTCTATCGTACGATACGTGTTGGCAACAGCACCAGCATGAAACTTCGTAACTCGTGGGACGTGATAAATGGAATCCAACGATACGTGGAATACCTTGTTGCAGAGTTTAGCAGCCTTGGAGTTAATATTATCTTTGTCTTCCACGAGAAGGATCAAAAAGACAAAGGTGAGTCCACAGCTACTGAAACAAAATACACAGGACTCGTTACGACTGATCCACAGTACCTCGAAAACAGCCTCAGTTTGTTTAACGAAGTTTATCGCATCACAGTTGATGCGACAAAACCAAACAGACAAGAGTACAAAGTAACTTGCAAGCCGAATAATGATATTTTGGCTTCTACGACTATGATGTTGGATGGAGAAGAGAAACCGAATATCATGGATATGATTGCAAAGCATAAGGCTAAACGAGCGGCCTTACCAAAACTTTAACCAGATTTCAAAACCAAAGCATAAGGAGCAGCACACAATGGCATTTCAAATGTCGTATCAGAAAGAAGAACTCTCTGGAGCATTGCCCGTACCAGCAGGATGGTACACACTACAAGTCAAGAACTTCCGTCCGAAGGCATCAAAGGATGGAGAGTCTGTGTCACTGAACGCTGAACTTGCTATCATCAACAACTCAGAGTATGACGGCCGCAGGATTTTCGCTGGTCTTAATTCTAAGGCCGGCTTCATTATCCTTGACTTCGTTCATGCTACTGGCTTGCCGATGGAAGAAGTGCAGGATGAGTTTGCTGGAACTGAAAAAGCTCACCTGACGTTGCCGGGATTCTTTGAAGGTTCTGACACACATCCTGATGATCCTTCGCAGTGGAAGTATCAAGGTCCGCTGCTTAATAAGACGATGGAAGTTGAGCTTGCGGAGACGGAGTATCAGGGTAAGAAGCGCAACGAAGTGCGGCAGTACAAATGTGCCGTGCCGGGTTGCACGGAAAAGCACAGCACGAACCTGATCAAGAACTAACACAGAAAGAGCGCGGCTTCTACGGAGGTCGCCTCTTTTTCTCTAGGCTCTTGAGGGAGCTTAGAGAAAAGGAGAATAAGAATGAGCTACCACTCTCTAAGTGAATGTACTCTTGATCCCGCTGAGCGTCTTGAAGAAGCGGGTAGAATTGTCAACATGTTGACAGCAACAGATAAGGTTTACTTCAAGCTGTCTCTCAAAGAGCGTGCCTTTATTGATGGGATGCAAACCTCTTGCTCGGTAAAACAACTGTTTTGGTTACGTGACATAAAGGATAGGGTACTATGATGGCAGACAATCCAATTCCTGAAGACCTGAAGGACGCAGTTATCTATGCGCTGACGGTACAAGTGGGAGAATTGAACGACGAGCTTGTTCGCAGGGGGAGGACGATAGAAAGCCAGCAGTCCCTTCTGGACAAGTACGACGCTGATAACACCGCTCTTATGCGAGAGAACGCCGCGCTCAGGGTACAGGTCAAGGGGCTGGAGGAGGAACGTCATGGATGAGTTGAAGAAAGGGTGGAAATAGCTGTGCCTTATATCGGCCCACGTGGTACACCTACATCTCGCATTTGGGTTATCCTAGCTAAACCCTACGGCTCTGACAAGGGTACACTCTTCTCAGGAGGAATGGGTCATGTTTTCTTCAAGATGCTTCAAGAAGCTGGCATCGCTCAGTCAGATTGCTACTTTACTTCCCGCGCACCGAATACAGACGCTCCAAAAGCTTGTGTTAATCTTGACGCTGAGTTAGCGCATCATACTCCTCCAATCATTCTTGTTCTAGGAGACGCGGCGGGTTGGTTTTTGCCGGAGTTGAGAGAGCCTAAACTAATGACTACGAGTGCAGGGCAGTTGCAGAAGTACGCCGGCTCTCTATTGTCAGCGCCGTCACTCTCGTATCCACATTACATGATTCCAATCTACGGTCCTGAACGCTGTGTTGCAGATTGGACAGAGCGGAACATTACTACCTACGTGGACTTACAGAAAGTCCGCGATGAGTTTAAGTATTGGCAGAAGAATGGTACGCTTCAAGCTCTTCCAGAACGTGTGATGAAGTATCACGACATGGATATGGATGAGTTACTTGTGTATCTTGAGCGTTTTCGTAGCGCAAAGATTCTGTCTGATGATATCGAGAATCCCACGTACAAAAGCCAAAAGTATTCCCCACATCCAGGGTATCCGCTATTGATGGGTCTTGCTGATTCAAGTACATTTGGGATTAGCTTCAGACTCTTTAGAGATAAACCAAGCGAGAACAGAGAACTCTGGAGGAGACTTGATGATCTCTATTACAATGTTCCGATTCTCTTGGGTCAGAACTTCTTTAACTATGATGCGTTGTTTCATAATATGCTGGGCTTTAGGATACGACTTGAGAGAGTCCAAGACACTTTGTTGCGCCATCATATCTTGTGGCCGGAACTGAGTCATAAGTTACAGTTCATGACCAGACAATATACTCGTGAGCCATACTATAAGGATGAAGGCCACGGATGGACACTGAAAAGTATGAACAAGTATAGGCGTTACAACTGCTTGGATGCGTGCGTTACTAGGGAAATCTACGACGCACAAGAAGAAGAGTTTCAACAAAGACCACAACTAAGGTAAGGAGAATCAATGAGCGAGCATCTGGTAAAAATTCGTGAAATCTGTGAATTTCTTCGGCAGATTGTGCCGATTTGCTATCTTCCGGTACTACAGCATAAGCTGGATGAGATTGTAGCCGAGGTTGATGCTATCAAAGCAATTCTGGAAAGAGAAGGTTTGTAGTGACGGATCGAGTAACTAACTCCTACGAGCACGCTCTCCAAGCTGCCTATTACGATATAGGCAACCGTGGCATCTGCGTCAACACAGCACGAATCGCAGAGGCTAAAGCCATCGTCAAAGCAGAAGTCACGCGACAACTAGCTATCGCATCGAATCAGTGGGGAACAAAGGTTTTTGTCGGCGCGGCTAATGCTCCAGATGAGGCTGTCAAAGGTCTTAACGCTGGCGGCGCAATCAATATCAATGCAACACAAGGTAAGTTTGCGCTGCTGACAGGCTTGAAAACTCTTGGCTATGAAGTTGTCAAAATCACAAAAAAGAACTCAGAGGGAGATTATGAGCAAAACTACTCGACCGGAGAACTTGCTCTCCAGAAAATGCTCTCAAAGAACCAATTCAATTACCCAGGCGGTGATCCTGCCATCAGAGCAATTCTTAAGATTAGAGAACTTGGTAAGCTCTACTCCTCTTACCTTAACGCTCGCTTGCTTACGAGAGGGTCTGAGGCTTTCTTCCTCTCTAACTATAACGTCGCCGGCACCCTCACTGGAAGGCGTTCTTCTAGACGACATACTTTCGGTTTTGGAAACAACGCTCAGAACTTTCCGAAGCACTCGGATATAGCATCAATGTACAGAAGATGCCTTGTCGCACGTCCTGGAAACATCTTCCTGATGGTCGATCAGATTAGTGCTGAAGATTGGCCTGTGAGTGCGCTGTCAGAGAATCATCAAGCACTCAAGGAGTTACGCGATGATACTGATGTCTACGGTCGGCATACTCGTCTAGCTTCTATCATATTTAACATCCCACTCAATGCAAAAACTCCCGGCGAGTGGAAAGAGTCAATGGAGCGGTATCTTGGTAAGAAGACTCGTCATGCTTCAAACTACGACATGAAAGCTGGTCGTATGAGCGATGCACTAGCACAGGAAGGCTTTAGTTTTAGTGAGAGTGATTGCAACACGCTTCTCAAGAAAGTTGCTGCTCATGATCCTTCTGTGCAGAAAATCTTTCACCAGTATGTCAAAGACACAATCTCCAAAACACACATGCTAGTGACTCCCTTTGGGAGAGAACGTCAATTCTTAGGAGCGCGACCAAATGACAGTAATTCCAGTGTCTTCAAAGAGGCTTATGCTTATATCCCGCAGTCAACAGTGGGTGATAATACAGGATTTGCCGTACTTAAGATGGAGAGTGACTATCCACTGGAAGAGCGTTTCATTGTGCAAGAAGGGCATGACTCAATTGTGCAGGATGTTAGAGACGATACCGAGTTTGTATATCGACGACTTTTATGCGTTGTCGATTCATTTAAACGCGACATCGTGTTTCATAATGGCATTACCGTGCAGATTCCCGTTGAAGCAGAAGTTGGCTACGACTTCCAGACAACAGTCAAAATCAAAGAAGTAACTCGTGCTGGGGTCAAGGCGGCGATTGAGAAGCTCAAGGACAAGTTAGCAGCGGCGGAGCCAAAGCAAGTTCTAATCACAGCATAAGAAAGAGCTTCTAGCATGAGCAGAGTTCTAAAGAAGCCGTTCCATGAAAGTTTTATCGACTGTGTTAGTCCTCACACCGATATTCCTGACACGTTTATTATCTGGTCGGCGCTCTCTCTCGTTGGAGCGGCGCTCAAAAACAATGTGTATTTTCAGATTGGTACATACACTCTCTATCCGAATATGTTCATAGTACTTGTCGGACCTCCTGGTGTTGGCAAAGGAGCTTCGATGAACATTCTTGAGCAGATGATTACTGACACTAAACCAAATCAGGTAGTTAATACGCTGTCTGATCGCATTACCGCAGAACGTATTATTGAGCGTATCTCGGATGGCTGGAGTACGGCGCCGCAGCTAAAGAATATGCAACTTGTGCTAGGTAAGAATGACCACAACTGCTTGCTCTTTAGTTCTGAGATTCGTGTCTTGCTTGGAGCATCAGATTGGATGCTTGAGTTCCTTGAGGAAGCGTGGAGCAAAACAACCTATGAGTATCAAACAAAGAATAAGGGAAATGTGGCCATTGATAATATGTGCTGCTCTTTGCTTGCGGCAAGCGTTCCAGATTTTCTTCGCAATGTCAACAGAGAAGCTCACATGGTTATTACTGGTGGATTTTCGTCACGATGCTTGTTTATCTATGCTGAGAACCCATCTAAAGACTTGCCGTTTCCAGAGCCGCTCAAAAAGAATCTAAAGTCCAAAGCACTCTACGACAATCTCATCCTCGATCTGCAAGAAATAGGTACTCTTCGTGGAGAGTTTGTCATAGACACCGGCGCACGATTACGCTTTGAGGCTTTCCTACGTCTCAATCGTGCTGCCTCATCAAAGGATGACTCTGAAGCTGTAGCAAACTTTCGAGCTAGAATTAAAGCTCACATTCTCAAGTTAGCTATGATCTTCAGTGTCTCACGGGATAACTCTCTTCACATCTCTGATATGGATATGGTCAACGCCATAGCAGAGATACAAAAGATTCTCGTAAGTTTGATAAAGCTTTTCCGCGGCGCTGGAGAAGGAATGGATGCCGCAGTAACAGCGCGAGTACAGGATTTTATCGAGAAGTATGGTAGAGTCTCAAAGAAAGAGATTTTCAAAGCCTTGCACAGACACTTGAACTCTCCAGAAGCTCTCGATAGAATTCTTTACGTTCTTGAAGCCATAGGTTATTGTACTGTGGTGAACTCAAACAAAATGACGTTTTATCAACCTGTAGCAAAAAAGGTAGGTCCGTGATGGCGATTTGGAGTATACCAGAATCAAGCAGGTCCGTGAATGTAGCACCAGAAGAACCAGTAGTACCTGGCGCACCAAATTTTCTTGAAGCTGAGCGTCTAAAGCTCGAAGCCGAAGACGCTGCTGACATAGCACTTAAGTCTTCCAACGAGATTGTACTTGACGGCTCTAACAAAGTTACTATTCCAGGCTATGCTTATACATTCGAAGCTCTGGGAGAGAGGATACTTGTTAGCTTAGATATCCCACTCTCAGGCTATGAGTGTAAGACTTGTCTGGGTAGAAAGCGTATTAAGTATCAGTGTGAGTGTGTAACGTGTGGTAGAGCAGGTCTTAAGTACACGTCGGAGCAAATAGCGGGCCTTCGTGAAGATCTTGGAGATTCTGTGGCGGATGCTAGAGCTTCTTTCGTTTGTCCAGAATGCGGTGGTAATCCTAACAGCGTTGCCAAAGACGAAGTCTGCCCAGAGTGTAAAGGTGTTGGTGGTAGAGTTTGGATTCCACGTTCAGCAAAAGAATTCCCTACCACCGGCGTCGTAGTCTCGATGGGTTCTGTAGCAAGAGAGAAAGCTGAATTTAAGATCGGTGACCGTATTCTCTTTGGTTTCCAAACAGGAACAATGATTCCAAATAAGGCTGGGCTTCCATTTAAGTACATGGACTACTACAACGGCGCGATCAAGATTGAAGGTGCCGAAGCTATGGCAGCTTTTGATTTTGTACTGTCGGCAGCTTAAGAAAGCGTAAAAAAGTATAGAAAAGCCCACTTTAGAGAACATTCTAAAGTGGGCTTCTTGTTTGTGCGCCCCGGCTTACTACCGGCTTGCGTCCGTGATCCGTTTACAGTTCCTTAATTTCCGTCGCAGTGGTAGAAGAGGTTGCCGGTCAGTGCCGGAAAAGTGAATGTCACCGCTGTCTTGCTTTGGATGCTGTTATAGACGTTGGTTGCCAGCGTTGTACTGGAATTGGCCGTGCAGAACGCTGCGTTGGTCCAGCCGGAGTTGGCAAAGGTTATGGTGACAGATGTTGCCGCGCTCAGGCCGGTGATCTTGCCACCTGCATTGGTGGAGTAGGCTGCGATAGTTCCCGCTGAGGTTATGGGCGCTGTTGCTGTGATGTGCTGAGTGCCATTCAGCCATGTTCCCAGCGTTGTTGTGTTGCCCAGCGTTGTTGTGTTGCTGCCGTTGCCGATTGCGGTGTTTCCGATTACATTTTCGTTCGTATCGCCGCTGGCAAGCGGATAGGCTTGAAAGCCCTCATACACTGAGTTGCTGCTGGTTCGATTGGCGGTTACTCCATCCGCGATGTATTGTCCCGCATAATACCCATTCGCGGTGTTGCTGAAGCCGGTGGTGTTGTAGTAGAGGGCCTGATACCCATTCGCGGTGTTGCTGGAGCCGGTGGTGTTGGAGTAGAGCGCCTGAATCCCATTCGCGGTGTTGCTGGAGCCGGTGGTGTTGGACTGGAGCGCATAAATCCCATTCGCGGTGTTGCTGGAGCCGGTGGTGTTGGAGTAGAGCGCCTGAATCCCATTCGCGGTGTTGTAGTTGCCGGTGGTGTTGTAGTAGAGCGCCTGATACCCATTCGCGGTGTTGGAGAAGCCGGTGCCAGTCAGATTGCCCGCTCCACCGGAGTAGTAGTTGTTGAGCAATGTCTGCGCCTGGAGAGCAGGAACCCCATTTAACAAAACACCGCTTGAACCGATAGTTGTAGGTGTTGTCGTGCCAGCCACGACATTGCCTGAGAACGATGCGCTGGTGCCATTGATTGCGCCTGCCGCGAAGTTGCCGCTACCATCACGCGCTACGATAGTGGATGCTGTGTTTGCGCTTGTAGGAGCATAGGTGCTATCAACCACGTTACCATTTGCATCGTAAGAAGCAAGATGACCACTAGTTTTAGTCGCGCTAGTGGTTTCTTGCGCCAGGCCGCTGTTCCCAACAGCACCTGTGATTTCTGCTCCGGTGGAAAAATTAACGCCGAATCCTGCTGGCAACGTGAGGCCGATGGAGGGAGAAAAGGAAAATATAAGTGGAGTCGTACTTCCCACAATTCCATAGCACTTGAATCCGAAGGTATTATAGGTGTACTTGTAAGTTCCACAATTTACTGAATTGCTGTTCCCGTAAGGCGTGAATCCTAGAAGCGAATCGCCGCTGGGTGTTTGATTAAGAACGGTTGCTACAGGTCCAGTGCCTGCGTACTTTTGCATCTCCGTATCGCCATTCACCGTCAGATTGGTGACCGTGAGATTCGATAGCACTAGCCCGGCACCAAAGTTCATTCCAGGCGGGACCGCAATCCCATTTGTCAACAAGGCACTAAAGTTTAATGCAGCATTGACCCCTTGGCCTGATGCTTGCACGGTAGCAATCGTGCCGTTTGCTTCCAGGGTTAGTGCGTCGTAGTAGTCGTGGGTTTGAGGCACAATCGCAACTGCTTCAGATGGAGTTGTCCACGTTAGTCCCTCGTCGGTTGAGAGTGCTGCAATCGTGACCCACTCGTCGCTGAACGCATTTCCCCTTCCTTCCAAGAGAAGATTTCCGTTCGGTAATGCAAGCAGCGAGGGCTGGCCAACAGCACCTAGTCCAGATGGACAAAGGTCGGCTCGCAGTGGATTGCAAGTATTCAGCGAAGGAACAACCGCACTCCAGGTCGTGCCATTATCGTGTGACACGGTCCTGTAGTACTGACCTGTTTGCTCATTAACACTATCCCATCGGATGATCATCACAACATCCCCGTTGGGCATCTGCACAGCCTCGGCCTCATTGTAGCCAATAGCAGGCAGCGTGCCAGCAGCAAGGATATGCACCGATCCCCACGTTACTGTCGATCCAGACAGAGTGCCGATTAGATACCCCGCTTGATCACTAGAATTATCAGGATTGTTCCCCGTCCACACAGGTAGCAGTATGCTCCCGTTAGCTAGTTGCAGGGCTGGACCGGCAGCGTACCAACTTGGCTCTGTCGAGGTTGGCATCGGAATCTGAACCGGCGTGGACCATGAGACTACGTCGGGAATTGTTAGGATCGATAGCTCCGACAAGCTGTTTCCGTAATAGTTGGCTGTCCACGCCTGCCCTAGTGTGTTGATCGCCACGTTATAAGACCCGGCACCAACTGTGAAATAGTACAGACTTGTGCCACTACTCAGGCTCCACTTTTTCAGTTTTCCAGGGGTGGTTGTTCCCGATGCGGCTACAGTCCACACATAGGCGTCAGTGGCATCTGACGGGTCTAACGCGAACCCCTCCGCTCCCGCATTGACGCTTGTGATAAATGCGCTGGTAGAAGGATCATACTCGCCCAGCACTGAACCATTGACAAAAAGTTTTCCTGATGCGCCAAATGCAATTTGCTGCGGTTGTCGTGATACGTTTATCGTCTTGCTGATTGCTCCTGCCGAGGTTAATTCTTCGATAGTTCCGTCGTACATAAGAGAAACATAGATATTATTGCTTGAGTCAGTCGTTATGCTGCTTGGGTTGTTTCCAACCAAGAATGGACTAGAACCAACTTGGGCGCAGTTCGACACTGAGGTTATTTCCCTCACATCCCCTGGGTTAGACGGCGGTATGTTGGTACTGCTATACACGCCTTTATCAGCCACCCATATGTGACCTGCATTGTCAACCGTGACACCTATGGGGCTAGTTCCTACAGCACAAGTCCTCACAAAGACTCCGGCTGCTGTGACAATAGATATATCGTTGCTTCCGAGGTTCGCTGTAATAACATCACCAGACACCGGATCAATTGCTACAACCTCTGGAGACGTTCCCACCGTAACAGGTCCAGACCATACCGGGACTCCAGACGACGTATACTTCATAACGCTATTTCCATGGGCGTTTGCCACGTAGACGTTATTGGACGAATCAAACGCGATCCCTTGGGGTCCATCTACATTTGCCGTGTAAGTTGATACCGGACTTGCGATAGTGCCAATTGACGAGTAAGGCACTCCATATCCCGTGCTGGAGTTGACTAAACTCCAAGATAAGAACAGGTTACCGTTTGATAAAGTAGTGAGGTTATTATAACCATCTGAGTATCCAGACGGAAATGGAATCGTCACCGGAGCTTGCCAAGTAGTTCCGAGGTCAAAACTGGTACTCGTAACTGTAATCGGCGTACACGCTGGGCCATGAAAATCGTAGCAATTGCTTGGCGTCACTGTCCCATAAATTGCCATCAGGTTTCCGTCGGGCAAGGTAATAAGTCCAGGAGTATTCGGCCCCGGCGCTGTGGCGGGATTCACGGTTGTAGAAACTCCCGACAATGCAGGCAAGATTGGCACTCCGCCCAGATTCGCCAGCGCCCCTGCTGCTGTGGTCGCGCCTGTGCCACCACAAGAAATAGGAATAGTACCTCCAACAATACATCCTGCTGGAAGGTTACCACAACTCCAAAAATTGCCATCATAGTATCTTTGGCAAGAACTAACTACATTCCAGTATGTTCCTCCGACCGGTGTAGAAAGAATACCTTCTACGTCGGCATAACCGTAACTTCCTGCCACAGCAGGAAAACGCGGTGCTGGAATAGCAGCGTCAATCAATGTAGTAATGCTTTGTCCTGAACCTGATACCGAAGTGGTTACACTACCACACTTTGATATAGCGTTTGGACATACAGTAAACTGCCACTGACTTCCAGAAGGTGTGATTTGAGTATTGTCATACACAGTAATAGAGAAATTTCCACCGCTGCCAAGCGAGATTGGCCCTTGCATAATAACAGCGCTAGAGAGCGGAGCACCGTTAATGCGGTACACATTCAGGTTTGGCTGTGAAGGATTAGGAACAAACTGTGCAGAAACTGTTCCATTCGTCCACAACGTGCTATCCGAATCTGTAGCAACGCCGACAACTATGGTTGTTTGAGCGACAGCCACACCTGAGAACAACAAAGCACCAAAAAGACTTAGCCACTTCTTCATACTTCCTCCTAGAGCCATCCGTTAGTTTCGAGAAATTGGTAACGCTTGAGAGTTGATTTGTTAATGTCAGTACGATACTGCATGTTTGGAATGTTGATTTTATTGAGTGCTTTGTCACATTCAGCTGCGGCTTCTTCAATAGAATCGCCAATGCCAATAGGTGCGCAAACGTAGCCGTAGTTACCACTGGTGACGAGAGACTTCTTGTCTTTGGCAAGTTTCACATCGTACATATACGTGTGTGTAAGTTGCTCGATATCCTCTGGGTCAAGTCCCTCAATAGGAACATCCTTGGCTTTAGAGACTCGAATCTCAGTAGGATACGGCGGTATTGAGAGCGTCACCGACATTCCAAACGGCGCCCGCCACTTGATCTGAGGTATCTGGAATGAGGCTACACGTTGTAGCATCTCGCCAAAACCTGAGCCATACATGGCGGCTATGGTAGTATCAGCGAGATAGCCGAATCGCGGCGTCCACTCTAGGCCG